TTCTTCATCAATGTCGACGGAGGACTCAAGCTCCTGTCGTTGCGCGGCTTCTCTGACCCGAAGGGCTTGATCGCCGACGCCATCAAGACCTCGAACACGCGACGCAATGCCGACTACCTGAAAGAGTCGGCACGTGCATCGAACTTCCGTGTCGTCCCGGTCATGGGAACTGTCGGCGAGGCCATGTCCGACCTCTTCAAACGTGATCGCTCCAGTGAGGCCAGCACATCGGTCTCGCCGGCTCCGAATTCCGGCGGGCTGAAGAGCGAAGACGACTGGTGGATCGATCCGGACCTGCGCTTCGATGAGTCGTTCATGTACGCGCGCGACGAGTACTTGAAGGACCAAGGGCGAGTCGATCCGTTCAAGGGCCTCTTCTACCCGGAAGAGGTCTACGCGATGATCGAGACCCTGAAGTCCTGGTACAACGAGCGCACGTGGTACGAGGAACACAACGTGCCCTGGCGCACGGGTGTCCTGACAGAAGGTCCCGGCGGCACCGGCAAGTCGAGCCTGTCCAAGGCCGTGGCGATGGAGCTCGGCATCCCTCTCTACCAGTACTACCTCAACACCTTCAACGACCGTGACTTCGTCACCAAGTGGGGTGAGATGGAGACGCCGTGCGTGGTCGCGCTCGAGGACTTCGACACCGTGTTCCACGGACGCGAGTGCGTCACGGTCCACAAGAGCCTGAGCTTCGAGTGCGTGCTGAACCAGATCAGTGGCATCAGTTCGAAGTCGGGAATCTTGCTCATGGTGACGACGAACCACATCGAGCACGTCGACCCGGCTCTCGGACGCCTCGATGAACAGGGCAGGCCGACACGACCGGGTCGCATCGACCACATCCTGCACATGGGCAACACGACCGAGAAGCAACGTCGTGACATCGCGAACTACACGCTCAACGACACGGCGCCGGACATGATCGAAGAGCTCGTGGCCGCGAACGTGGATACGACGGCCGCGCAGTTCCAGGCCGCGTGCATCCACGTCGCGCTGGAGCGCAAGGCCGGTTTCGGCCGCAAGAACGCGGGCGCCGAAAACGTGGTTCCGCTGCATCGCACGGGCACCTGAAAAGGGCGCAAAAGAGGTACTCCCTGCTGCAGCAGGACACCTGTTTTCTGGTCGAAAACGGGCGTTGTGAGCCAGGACTCAGGCAAAGAAAAGGGCCGCACAGAATCACTTCTGTGCGGCCCTTTTGCCATCTGCTGTACGGTGAAAAAGAAGCTGGGGCTTCGCTAGGATGCAACTCGCCGGGCCGCGTGTGAAACGACCAAGCCCCAGCAAACACCACACTCGGTCAGAACCTCTCGAACCACGCGGGGTCCGGTTCCGATTCTTTCGGCCAGTCTGGGATCGGATGCAGGCCGCGCAATTCGTGGGCCGTCGTGTCCGGCAGGAAGTTGATCTGCCCGTCGGTCACGAACGAGTGACAGACGGTCTCAGCCTTGCGACGCGAACTCGTGACCAGCAGAGACGGCTGGAACGTCGGCTTCGTTGTGTCACCGTTGAAGGTCCACGGGTTCGGGTGCGGCTCGACGGCAACGACGTGACTGGTGCGACAGCCGGGACACCAGAGGTAGACGCGCGTCGGGTTCCTGATCTCACGCCTGAGGATGCTCACTTATTGTCCTCGGACAACTGGTTGAGCTTGCGCAGCGCCAGGCTGAACTTCATCCACCAGGCGGTGTAGGCTTCGACCTCCTTGTCCACCCGCTGCGCGAATCCTTCCGCGTAGTTGATGATCTTGCCGATGTCAGCGATCTCCTTCTGGTCGATGCCGTACACCACATCTTCCATGTGCTCGCTGAAGCTCAGCTCCGGCTTGGCGCTGAAATCCAGGTCGAGAGACTTGGAACCCTTGCCCTTTTCGTTGAGACTGATGTCGAACGTGACGACTCGGTTCTCGCCGAACGTGACTTCGCACGAACAGGCCAGGTCACCCCAGGCATCGACCTCGATCTTGACCTTCAGACCGGAGGACGCGAAGGCCTGCTCGACGGCCGCCTTCGCGTCCTCGGCAGAACCCTGCGGCTTGGCCTCGAGTCGCTGCATTTCCTGCAGCCGGGCCTTCGCTTGGATGTCCATCTCGTTCTCCTTAGAGCGCGACGTAGAGGATCGATTCCTTCTGGAACCAGTGCTCGATCTCCAGATACTCGCCGTTGCCGTCCGGGTAGTACTGGCGTCCCTTGTGCGGGACCTTTTCCAGAGCCTCGGGCTTGAACGGCGCCTCGAAGTAGATCGCGGCTTCGTCGGTGCCGAGACGCTCGACACCCTTGAGGCCGACACCCAGCTTCTGCGCCATCGACTGTGCGAGGTGCTTGAGGTGGTCCGGCATGTCGTCGGCCATGATCTTGAAAGCCGAAAGCCGGGCCTTCGCTTGCAGTTGGATTTCCATTCTGTTCTCCGCTTCGGATGTGGAAGCGGGGCCGCTAGGGCCCCGCATCGGAGATCAGGCGAACGTGCCTTCGTTGACCTGGCGGATGGTCTCGCGCATGTACTCGGGGTCGTAGCTGTAGAGACGCGTCCAGTAGGCGTTGGCCACCTTCTTTTCCTCGGGCGTCAGGCTCGCCATGACGGCCGCGTGGACACCGGCGTCGATCTGCACCGGGGTGATGGACACCACGTTGTCGTAGTCGACGGTGGCCACGGCCTTGCGCGCGAACGACACGACCTTGACCTTGTCGTCCGAAGACGCGACGGTGAAGCCGTGATCGACGTCGCCCTCGGCGTCGACGAAAGCCACCAGCTCGTTGCGGCCGGCCTTGGCGATGGTCAGCTGCGACAGGCGCGGGACATCGGGACGGGCGAGACGCGAGGCCTGCACCAGCGCCGTCAGGTCTTCCTGGCCGTGACGGGCGAGGAACTTGTTGCCGCCGGCACCCTGGCGCACTTCCCACAGCGACTTGTCGGCGTCGTCCATGAGCATGTTCGAGCCCATGACGCGGTAGCTGGCCTTGAGCTCCTTCTCGGTGACGACGCGGATCGCACGGTTCGCCTTGACGAAGCCGACGGCGACGCCTTCCTTGATCTTCTTCACCGACGACTTGACCAGCGAGACCTGGTTGTCGAAGATGCGGGCGACTTCGTCGTGCATGAAGTCGCGGCCGAACTTGCCGGTGTAGCTGAGGATCACCTTGGCCAGCGTCGGGGTCTTGACGCGATAGTCGGTGATGGCGACGGTGTTGGTCTGGAAATCGGACATGGAGTTTCTCCGTTGTGACTGGTTAGACAGAATGAGAGGCTATCCGATACGGGAGTCGCCTTGGTACGCGATGAAATTGCGGTCTTCAGATCGGGAGCTGACGGTCGCGGTCGGCCTTGTACGCGTCGGCGCAGTGCGTCCTGGAGAAGGCCAGGCCGTTGATGATGTACATCATGAACCCGAACTTCTTCTTGTCGCGGTGCTTGCGGAACGCCACCGACGACATCGTCTCCCACGGGTTGCCGCGGAGGAACAGGGCGTTGGCCAGGTAGTCGAGGCAGATGAAGACGCCGAACAGGTAGTGCTTGAGAGCCAGCCAGATGGCCTTGAGCTTGGTCACTTGTGTGCTCCTTGATGCCTGGGGAGGATGAGCTTGTGCTCGCGCCCGAATTTCGTACCCGGGTATTTCTTCATGTAGGCCTTGCGATCCTCGGCAGGCAGCGAGTGGAACCACTTGTGGGTCCGACCGTGCGGCTCCTTCGGATCGATGACGAGCGCGCCGTGCAGCGGCTGCGGCATGTGCTCGTAGTTGATCTTGAGGTGCAGCTTCTTTGCCGCCGCGTAGAAGAGTGCGACCATGAGCGACGCGGCATCGCCCGAGTGGGAGCCGAGGAAGTGCAGCAGTCCTTCCACATGAGAGGCGCCGTAGGCCGTGATGCCGAGGCCACCGGACGCGAGGCCGAACAGCAGGACACTGATGTCCTTCAGGCCTTGCTTGGAGGCGAACATGTCGGCCAGGCTGTAGTCACCCTTGACGCAGTTGATGACCGCGTCGACGATACCCAGGTCGTAGTCTGCGTCACCGGTCGACGACGCGTGAAGGAATCCCCACACGAGGAAACCTGCGACGGCGAGACCCGTGACCTTGGTCAGCACCGGATGGCGATGGATCACTTCGTCCAGCTTCTTCACGCGCTCGTGGACATCGAGATGCTGCATCAGCTTCGAGGAACCGAAGGTCTCGATCAGGTCATCGAAGGCCGAGAACAACGCGGTCGCCGGAAGTGCCATCGCCTTCTTGACGGCCTTGAGTAGCTTGGCGATCGAGAAGCCCACACCCTTCAGGAGTCGGAACACCGACTTCTCTTTGAAGGCCTGGACGATGGAGTCCCAGCCGATGTGAGCCGACTCGGCCAGCAGTGCTCCGACTTCCTTCAGCTCGGACCACAGCTTCTTCAGTGCACCCGGCACCTTGAACTCGAAGGCTTGCAGCTCGTGCGGATCGCGCGCCAGGGCTTCGACCACTGTCGCGTACTGCTCATAGGTGACGTCGGCCGCCTCCATGAGCATGAGGCGCGTCTCAGCTTCGAGTTTCATCTCAGGCATTCCACCAGTTGGGTTCGACCATGAAAAAGGAGACGATGGCTTCGGGCGGTACGGGCACGGTGATGAACTTGAACTCCGGCTCATCGACCAGCTCGTCCTGGTACAGCACCGCGCCGGGGACCTTCGCGAGATCGATCGTGACCGCGCGGTACTGAGCGTTGACAGCACGGAGCTTCGACTCATCGAACTCGCCCCACTCCTCCAGCGACCAGCGCTTGGACAGCAGCATGCCCATGACCTGCGACACGACTTCGGGCTTCTTCGACATCGTCAGGAAGATCGAGGGCTTGCCGTACTTGAGGCTGCCCTTCCACAGGCCCTGGCCTTCCTTCGTCAGCTTCAGGCCTTCGCGCTCGATCTTGCGCACGTTCTTGCCTTCGGTGAAGTGGTAGGCCAGCTGTTGCTTGGCGGCCTTCAGCTGCTTCGGGACCGGGAACGTGCCGGCGATCGTCACCAGCTTGTGAATCACGTTCGGCTGCTCGAGCTCGAAGTGAATGCCCGTCTTCTTCAGGGTCGCGAGGCAACGTCGAACCAGCTCGTTCGCAGCCTCCACACCGTCCCAGCTCTTGGTGCGAGTGAAGAGCCGCAGCGCTTCGTTCGTGATCTCGCGTGGCGTCTCGACGAAGAGCTGTGCCACGCCATGCTGGACCTCACCGATGGAGATGGCCCACGAGCTGGACTCGAAGTCGAAGTACAGTATGGTGGGGTAGATCCCGGCGCTGTGCTGCGGCTGCACCTTGAGCCCCACCTTGTGGAGCGCTTCAGCGACCCGCGTGCGGATCACATCGGTCAGCTCGGACGTTGGCGCGAACGCCAACAGACGGGACTTGGCTTGCAGCTTCATCGTCAGGTCCTGGTTGCGTATGTACGACCTTCGAGGTCAGGGGTGAGGACACCCGACTGGAGGAAGCCGTGGTACGTGTTCGTGTCGATGCTGGGGCTCGCAGTCAGGTACGGTGCATCGCCCGTGATGGTCCAGCCGGGACCCCATTGATTCGGTTGACCGCGGATCGTGGACTTCTGATCCACGACCCAGTGCGTGTTGTCGGGCAGCACCACCGTCAGGGGCTTGCGCTTGCCGCGCCACTGCTGACGGTAGTAGTCGCTGAGCAGGTCGGACATGTGCTCTTCATCGTCGAGCCAGTCCGCGCTGTAGATGGCGCCAGGTGACCCCACCTGGTACGCGTTCGAGCCTTCCTTGCCCGTGCGCGGATTGCGGTACCAGCGCGTCGGGTGGGAAGACCACGCGTCCGACTCGTCAGCCTTGAAGGCCATACCGCAACCGTCGCAGCACAGCTGCACGCGCTTGTCACTCAGCTGCACGTAGAGGGTGTCGTCGGCGCCCGTGAAGACGTTGGAGAGACCGAAGCCGACAGGCACCTGGATCTCTGCACGATGGAGGCGACCGAGCATCTTCGGACATGCTCTCTGTTCGGCTGGAACGGAGCCGCCGCGCAGTTCGCTCTTCAGCGAAGCGCATACGAACGCGGTCTCGCGCTCCACGACTTCGAGCATGAAACACTGGATGGGATCGCTCATCGTGTCCTCCTTAAAGGGTCTGATAGTCTCCGAGGTCGGGCATGGCTTGCAGAGGACCCGTCGACAGAAGTCGATGACCAGCACCGAGACCCATGCCCATGGATGTTGGGCCCGTGTCGCTGTGCATGATCTCGGCGTCACTCTGCTTGATGAGGTTCTGGTTCTTATCATCCGGCTGATACCCGGTGTTACCCGGGTTGTCGGCATCATCCATGCCCTTGCCGATCAACTCATCGTCGACTTCGTCTTCACGCGGCAACTGGTGGTCGGCCTCCGCTTCGTCCATGTAGGTCGACGGAGGCCGATCAGTTGTGTTGACGACGGAGGCGAGGATGGAGATCAGCGAGCTCAGTCTGGCCTTCGCCTGCAGCTTCATCACAGTTCCTCGTGGAGGTGGACCTTGCCGCCGATGTGCTCCATGACCCAGCCGGGCTCGCCCTTCTTCGACCACGTGATCTTGGACCCGTGGTCCGCGATCTTGTAGCCGAGATGGGTGAACACCAGCTTGTTCAGGTCGCGGGCGCCGATCTTGAACATGCCATCGGAGAGACGGCCGTTGCTCTTGATCTCCTGACGCCCGTTGTGCGTGAGCTCGAAGTCAGCGGTCTCGAACGTGTCCTTCAGGACTTCCAGCAGCCGCGGGCCCAGGGTCTTGAGGTCCTGCAGCGCCAGCAGCCGCGACTTCGCGTGCAACTTCATGATCGGCCTCAGAACGTGTTGCCGTCGTTGATGTAGTCGAAGCTGAACGTGAGGCTCAGGTCGATCACAGTCGAGCTCGCACCGTCGAACTGCACGTCCGCGATTTCGGTGATGAAGCAGCCGGCGAGGATCATCGTCTGGCTGATGGCGCCGGCGTTGTCGTAGACGTCGAGCTCCAGGTTGACCTTGTAGGCCGCCGAGTTCGAGCCCGTGTTGTTCTTCCACGAGCGCTGGAAGTCGCGCCACGCGCGCATCGCCATGTAGGTCGAGTAGTCGACCGTCTCCATGATCGTGGCGTTGAACGTGTGCTGGTACGTGGCACGGCCGGCTTCCTGCTTCTTCATGCCGTGCAGCTCGATGCCGACGGGTTCGATGGAGCTGGAAGGCAGGGCCGTGGTCTTGCACTTGTACGTCATCGACCGCGCGATACCGGAGGTGCCCGGGACCGTGGGGAAGAAGAGGTCGAAGTTCCAGGACTGCGCGGCGTCGGGCAGGTTCTGGATGTTGTCGTAGCTGGTACGTGCCATGTCTGTTCCTTGAGAGAGTTGGAGGCCGGTCCTAATCAAAGGACCGGCCAGGGCTCATCACTGCGTGTTGCCGTTGACCTGCGACAGGGTTTCGCTGAACGTCACACCCTGCTTCGAGATCACGATCTGCAGTTGGATCTCGTGGATCGGGATGTTCGGCACGAGGACCACCGTCACCACGAGCACGCCTGCGTTGGCCGTCGCCGCGCTGTTGTTGCCGTTGTCGCACTCGACCGTGTACGAGTTCAGGCCGTTGGCACGGACCACGGCGTCCAGGTACTGGCTGCAGCTGTTGATGATCTGGCGACGGACGGCGTCCGTGTCCATCTCTTGCAGCGAGTACAGCAGGAACTTGTACAGCGAGACCTTGATGACGTTCGTGATGCGACGCACCGACAGCCACGACAGGGCCGACTGCTGACCTGCGAGCGTCAGTTGCTCCCACAGCGCGATGCCTTGACCCACGAACGTGCGGGTGTAGGACACCCGCGCGTTGAAGAGGGCCGTGGCTTCGCCGTCATCGTAGGCGTAGCGCTGCTTCAGCACGTTCAGCAGGCCGCGGTTCAGGCCGGCGATCGAGTACGCGGGGTTCGCCACGCGATCGGTACGTGCGCACAGGGCAGCCGCCCAGCCCGAAGGCGGGTTGTAGACCTGCATGCCGTTGATGAGGTCCGCCTGCAGCAGGTCGGGACCGAACAGCGCGCTGTACGTCGAGTTGAGGTTCAGGCTCAGGTTGCGGTAGTCGATCGAAGCCTGGAACTTCTGGCTGGCCGAGGGAACGTCGATCAGGGACACGGCATCGCCGCGGGCCTGCACCAGCGAGTCGATGGCCAGCTGGTAGATCGGATCGGCGATGCCCGCGTTCACGAACACGTTCGTGCCGTACAGGCTCTTGTTCGAGAACACCTGCATCGCAGCCGCGATCTGGTAGCTGGTCGGGGTCGAACCCGACGCGCCGCCGGTCATGGCCTGCGGGCCTGCGTTGCCGATCGCGGGCACCGACGTCAGCGCCGGCACGTTCGACACCACCTGGATGTAGGACGAGAACGGGTTGATGTGGTGCTCGAGTTCCAGCTGCGTGCCGTCCGAGCCGATCTTCTGCTTCAGCGTGCAGGTCCAGGCTTCCAGCGCGCCTTGGTTCGGCTGCGTGTTGTCCGTGACGTAGACGATGAACTCGTCCGAGCCGACGACCAGGCCGCCGTCCGTGATCGGCTGGTGTCCAGTGTCTGGAACGACGGTGCCGTCATCCACGAACGTCAGAGTCGAGGCGCCGACCGTGGCCACCAGACCGTAGGTGCCGCCCGTGGCACGGCCGTACAGGTTGTAGCCGATGGCGCCGACGACCGCATCCCAGGTCAGGGTGATGGAGGCGATCGGGACCGACAGGCCGCCCAGCACCACTTGCACCTGCGAGCTGGCCAGCGATTCGCCGGTCGGGCTCAGGGCCGACACTTGGTACGTGTAGGTCGCAGGCGACATCGAGCCGCTGCCGGTCTGCGCGTTGGCATCCAGGCCGGTCGGGGCTTGCACGGCCGCCGTCGCGATTTCGATCGAGTAGTTGTTGCCGTAGGAGCCGGGGCCGCGGTTCGGGTAGAACAGGGCGATGGCCTTTTCACCCGGGCTCACCAGGGTGCTCAGGTCCGTGTTCAGCGGGTCGGCCGTGACCTGACCCTTCAGCACGGTCGTGCCCGAGCTGTTGGCGTACATCAGCACGCCGGCGTATTCGGCACCGGCGCCGACGACGCGCAGGCCCCACGCCTGGTTGCCTTCGGTGAAGTAGTTCAGGCCGGCCTGGACCGTCATCGAGATCGACGGGTCCGGGTTGCCGTATTCGTCGAGCCAGTCCCGAGCGTTCGTGAACAGCAGGGGATGGGTCGAACCTTGCTTCGAGATCA